TGTACATGATGAGGCTGGAAAATGGGAGAGACCTGAAAACATCCTTAATAACTGGAGGGTAACAAAAACAACATTAAGATTAGGTAGTAGAATAATTGGTAAGTGTATGATGGGATCAACATCAAATGCTTTAGATAAAGGAGGAAGAAACTATAAAAAACTCTATGATAGCTCAAACGTCAGAAAAAGAAACCGCAATGGACAGACTAGCTCAGGATTATATAGCTTGTTCATACCTATGGAATGGAACTACGAAGGCTACATCGATACTTATGGATACCCTGTCTTTGACACTCCGAACTCCCCAGTTAAGGGAATCGATGAACAAGAGATTGAAATTGGTGTCATTGAACATTGGGAGAATGAAGTAGACGGGCTTAAGGATGATCCTGATGGACTTAATGAACTTTATCGACAATTTCCACGTACAGAGAAACATGCGTTCAGAGATGAGACAAAACAATCTTTATTTAATCTAACTAAAATTTACGAACAAATAGATTATAATGAAGATTTAAAACGCTCAGGAGTAGTTACTCAGGGTAATTTTCAATGGGAAGATGGGATTAAAGATAGTAGTGTTAGATTTACACCTAGTAAACAAGGAAGGTTTATGATTTCTTGGGTTCCAGACGTTAATCAACAAAATAGACATATAATTAAGAACGGTCAGAAGTATCCTGCTAATGAACATATGGGAGCTTTTGGTTGTGACAGTTACGATATATCAGGAACAGTTGATGGAAGAGGTTCTAAAGGATCACTTCATGGTTTAACTAAGTTTACGATGGATAATTGTCCACCTAACTTATTTTTTTTAGAATATATATCTAGACCACCAACCGCTGAGATCTTCTTTGAAGATGTTCTTATGGCTTTACATTTCTATGGCATGCCAATACTTGCAGAGAATAATAAACCAAGATTACTTTATTATTTAAAACGTAGGGGATATAGAAATTACTCCATGAACAGACCTGATAAACTAGCATTTAAATTATCAGTTGCAGAAAAAGAAATAGGTGGAATACCAAATTCAAGCGAAGACGTAAAACAAGCTCATGCAGCTGCGATAGAATCTTATATTGAAAGTTTTGTAGGTTACAACAATGAACAGTATGGTGCTATGTATCTTCAAAAAACACTAGAAGACTGGGCGGCGTTTGACATAAACAATAGAACAAAACATGATGCTTCTATTAGTTCAGGATTAGCAATCATGGCTTGCAATAAAAATAAATATAGACCTGTCAATGAAATATCAAGAGAAAAGGTTAATTTAGGTTTTAAGAAGTACAATAATAAAGGTTCAGAATCAAAAATAATTAATAAATGATTAATACAAGTACTAATAGTTCTTTCCCATCACAGGTGGTACCTGTCGCGGAAAAGCTTAGTTGGGAATATGGCTTAAAAGTTGCACAAGCTATTGAACATGAATGGTTTAGAGGCGGAAGAGTTAACAGTAGTAGATGGCACGTTGGTTATCAAAATTTTAATAGATTAAGGTTATATGCTAGAGCAGAACAACCTATACAAAAATACAAAGATGAGTTATCAGTTAATGGTGATTTGTCTTATTTAAATTTAGACTGGAAGCCAGTACCTATTATACCTAAGTTTGTAGATATAGTAGTAAATGGTATTTCATCTAAAAACTATGGAATAAAAGCTTATGCTCAAGATCCTTATTCTTTAAAGCAAAGAACTGATTATGCTTCTTCAATATTAAGAGACATGATGGCAAAACCTTTGATTGATAGTATTCAACAAAGTTTAGGTGTTAATATTTATAATGTTTTAGATCCTGCTAATCTTCCTCAGTCAAAAGAAGAACTAGAGGTACATATGCAGTTAAATTATAAACAAAGTATAGAAATTGCAGAAGAAGAAGTTATAAATAATGTGTTAGCTTTTAATAAGTATGATTTAGTAAACAAAAGAATAAATGAAGATATAGTTACTATTGGTATTGGAGCTTGTAAAACTAGTTTTAATAAATCTGAAGGCGTAACAGTTGAGTACGTTAATCCATCAAATCTTGTTTGGTCATTTACTAATGATCCTAATTTTCAAGATCTTTATTATGTGGGTGAAATTAAATCTTTAAGTGTTCCAGAATTAAAGAAACAATTTCCTAATTTAAGTAATGAAGATTTACTAAGAATCCAAAAATATCCAGGACGTGAAGGATCACAAAGAAATCCTAACATGGATAACGATCTAGTTCAAGTGTTATATTTTGAATACAAAACTTATATAGATCAAGTGTTTAAGATAAAGCAAACTGAACAAGGTTTAGAAAAAACACTAGAAAAAGAAGATTTTTTCAATCCTCCTCCTAGTGATAACTTTGATAGAGTTTCTAGAACAATAGAAGTTTTATTCACTGGATGTAAAGTTCTTGGAGTTGAACAAATGTTGAAATGGGAAATGTCAGAGAACATGACAAGACCTAATAGTGATTTAACTAAAGTTAACATGAACTACAATATTGTAGCTCCTCATATGTATCAAGGCCGAATAGACTCGCTAGTAAGTCGTATAACTGGGTTTGCTGATATGATACAATTAACATCGTTAAAACTACAACAAGTAATTGCTAGGATGGTTCCAGATGGTGTGTTTGTAGATGTTGATGGTTTAGCTGAAGTTGATTTAGGAAACGGTACAAACTATAATCCACAGGAAGCATTGAACATGTATTTCCAAACTGGATCTATTGTTGGTAGATCTTTAACTCAAGACGGTGATCCTAATAGAGGTAAAGTGCCTATACAAGAATTACAAACATCAAGTGCTAATGGTAAAATACAATCATTAATTAATACTTATCAGTATTACCTACAAATGATAAGAGATGTAACTGGTTTAAACGAAGCAAGAGATGGTAGTAAGCCTGACAAAGACGCATTAGTAGGATTACAAAAATTAGCGGCTAACGCTTCAAACACTGCTACTAAACATATATTAAATTCCAGTTTATTCTTAACACTAAGAACATGTGAAAATATTTCTCTTCGTGTTGCTGATATGCTTGAGTTTCAATTAACCAATAATGCTTTAAGAGCTAGTATAGGTAAATTTAACACTGCTACTTTAGATGAAATTAAAGATCTTCACTTATATGATTTTGGGATTTATTTAGAGCTTGAACCTGAAGAAGAAGATAAAGCTATGTTAGAGCAAAACATTCAGATGGCTTTACAACAAGGTCAAATATTCTTAGAAGATGCTATAGATATTAGAGAAATTAAAAATGTTACTTTAGCAAATCAAGTTTTAAAATACAAAAGAACTAAAAAACAAGAGCAAGAACAACAGCAACAACAAGCTCAAATACAATCTCAATCTCAAGCAAATCAAGAGGCTACAGAAGCTGCAGCAATGCAAGAGGTTGAAAAACAGCAAGCATTGGCTCAAACCCAAATACAAATTGAGCAGGCTAAATCACAAATGGAGATTCAAAGAATGCAACAAGATTTACAGATAAAACAACAGCTTATGGCTAAAGAATTTGAATATGATGTAAAACTTAAGCAAATGGATGTTGATGCTATGAAACAAAAAGAAGGTCAAATAGAGGATCGAAAAGATAAAAGAACACAATTACAAGCATCACAACAGTCTAAAATGATTCAACAAAGACAGGATGATCTTCCACCTACAGATTTTGAAGGTGAAGACGGTATAATGGGATTACCGCAACTCTCATAAACAATTTTTATTAATTTTATATTATTTTATTATGTCAAAAACAAAAGAAGAAGTGAAACAAGAAGGTACGTTTAAGGTTAAAAAACCTAAAAACCTATCTAAAGCAGATCAACCTATAAAAGTAGATCTATCTAAACCTAAAGAACAAGCGGATGCCATTCAAAAGCAAGAAACAGGAGAATTACATGAAAATAAACCTTCCGGAGATATACAAAAGGTGGAAACTAAAAGAGACGAATCCAGCGAAAAGCCCAATGAAACTCCTGTTGTTCAAGAAGAAAAACCTATTATCGAAGAAATAATAGAGGATCAGATTTTAAAAGAAAAGATTGCTGAAGAAATAGTAGAAATAGGGGAAAAAATAGAAGAACGCGTGCAAGCTCCAACCGCAGAAGAAATGCGTGAGGTTGCAGAATTACCTGAAAACATTGAAAAAGTCGTAGACTTTATGAAGGAAACAGGTGGAACACTAGAAGATTATGTTAGATTAAACGCTGACTATTCTAATATAGACAATGATACTCTATTAAAAGAATATTATAAAAATACTAAGTCACATCTAGATTCAGAGGAAATTAACTTTTTAATTGAAGATAATTTTTCTTATGATGAAGAAATTGACGAAGAGCGAGAGGTTAGAAAAGCTAAACTCGCTTATAAAGAAGAGGTTGCAAAAGCCAAAGGGCATTTAGAAGGATTAAAAAGTAAATACTACGAGGAAATCAAGTTGAGACCCGGAGTTACTCAAGATCAGAAAAAAGCCACTGACTTTT